GGAAATAGTTTAAATCCCTACCTTATTTATAGGGGTTTTGAAGTCGGTTATTTCTTAGCCGCTTCAGGAGTCCAGTATTGGACTTGTAGCTCAACAGTGAATTCTTCCACTGCGTCGTTGCTTCCGAAGTCTAAGTCTATTGCAGCAACGTTACTTGGGAATACGTTGTAGAATTTATAACCTTTAAGAATCTTAGGAGCCTCAGTCTTATTACCTGTTGCTACAGTTGCACCTGTGTCTCTGGCAAGTTGCCAAACACTCATGTCTGCAAAGTAACCAGTTGAATCACTGTCGTCACCTAATGTGCCAGCAGCAGTAAAGTTTTCATTACTTGCTTGAATTGCGTCAACCCATAACTCGAATGCATTCCTTAAGACGAAACCAGAATCATTCATGATTGTGATTGTCCATGGCTCGAATGTACGGTCTCCAGCAATCTTTAATACTCTTCCTCGGAAGGGTACTTCAATTACTCCGATTTGTGATGCGGGTAAATTAGCAGCTCTAACTGTAAACTTTCCAAGGTTTGAAAGTGCTGCGTCGTTTATTATACCTGTTGGGAAGTTTAAATCCACCTGAAACAGGTTAGGGCGAGCGAAGTCGGATACAACACTTGCCTTAAAGTCATCAATAGTGCCTCTAATTGCCATTGTTTTTTATAGCTCCGTTTGCAACTATTTAGACTTTCCGCTTTTTTGACACAAAAAAAGAGACCCCGTAGGGTCTCTTGATTGTTTTTATTTAATTTAACCAGCAACCTCAGCGAAAGAAACGCCAGTTCTTGTTGCTACGAATGTTAGAGTAATGTAGTTAATCGTGCGAGTTGGTTTCACGAAGATCTCTGCGTAGAATTCTCCACGGTCAACAGATGCTGGTGGGTTATTCTCCTCGTCACACTTGACTAAGAAGTCTGTTACACCACGACGACCTTGGACATCTCTCAAGTATGGCTCAACAATGTTGAGGAAGAGATTTCTTTGTGCCTCATCGTTTTGCTCGAAGAGTTGTGTCTTAGCAGCAGTGCTAATAACTCTCTCGATAACAAGGAATAAGCGACGGACGTTGATTCTATCGAATGCACTTGCGAATCCTTGAGCAGTTTTGTCACCGAATAATACGATGCCTTGTCCTGGGAAGGAAACAACAGGGTTAATTCTATTTGCATAGAGGGTATCACGCTGTGTCTTGTTAGGTGAATATGCAATTTTAATTGCATTTCTTAGTCCACCACGAGAGAAACCAGCAGGTGAGAACCATGGTTCTGCAATCTCAGCAGTTTGAAGTACTAGTCCAGCAATGTCTCCGTTGCAAGGGACATAACGATAAACGTCATTATACTTGTCATAGATGTACTTGTAACCAGAATCAAATACGCAATAGTTACTTGAAGGTAACTGGTCGAAGTAATCAACTATATTTGTTGTAATTTGTGCAGGGTCAGTTATACCAATAACGTCTGCTCTTGTTGGTGAGAAGAATGCCATGCAGTCACGACGCTCTTCTACAATATTTGTAATTGATGTTGCCTTAGCAATAGCAGCAGCATCCGTTGCACCAGCTGGTCCAGAAAGGATGAAGTCAATTGTTTGTGATTCAGGGTCATCAACTAAACCATATGCAGTAGCGATGTCAGTATTAGAAACTGTATATACACCTGAGCCAGTTGTATATGTTGCACCACTTGCTAGGCGATAGTAGTGTGTTGAGTTGGACTTAGATCCAATTGTGATAGCACCACTTGGATATGCAGTAGTACCAGCAGCGGAACGAAGTAGGTTAAATCTGCGGTTGATAGCAGATAGTGACCAGTTACCATCTGAAGCAGTTGCGTTTCCTGTGAAAGGAGCAGCTTCATCAGATCCCCAATAGATGTATTGTGACTTCTGCTTGATAACTTCTTTGTAGTAGTTAACTTCACCAACAGAAGACTTACCGTCAGTTGCTTTAGATACACCAACGAATCTTTCTAAGATTGATCCAGGGTTACCAGTAATTTCTCCGTCAACGTCAACAACCAAAACATGTAATTCATCATTCTCTCCACCAACTGAGTTAGCGTAGATAGAAGTTCCAGGTCTTGGAGCAACGTTAATCCACTTAGAACCAGGTAGATACTCACGCTCTGCATACTCATTTCTTACTGAAGTAACAGTAGCAGCGTTAGATGCACTGTCAGTAAGAGCATCAGAAGCAGCGAAGTCGATGCTTGCTTTGTCCTTACCAATGTAAAGAAGACGAGTAATACCAGCAGTACCGATAACAGCAGTGTTACTTCCTTGAGTTACAGTCTGACCATCAGCGATGATACCAGTAACACCACCTGAAGGAATTGCAATTTCAAGTATTTTGTTACCTGCATCCCATGCTAGGACATCAACTGCTTCAGCAGAACCTGATCCAGGAGCAGGTATTACAGCAATCTGGTCAGGACCAGCGTCTGTTGCGAAGATGCCTAGGGAGTTTCCAAGTAAGCCAGGAGTTCTCGATGCATAAGTCCAAGCGTTGCTATTGCTACTCTCGTAAGTTGTCTCGTAGTCTTGTAAATTCTTGATTAAAGGAGCAGTACCTGTATCAACAGCATTCTTCAATGCACTGTCATTGATACGGATAGTCTTTAAGATACCACCATAGGATAAAAACTGTGCAGCAGTAAACCAGAACTCGTAGTTGTTCTCATTCGGCTCACCGAAAACTGAAACCAGACTTCTTTCAGAAGCGATTTGCACAATCTCTTCGACTGGCCCTTGTGCAAATGGAGCTGCTAAAACTCCGATATTAAAACCAGCTGGAGCAGTTACGGTGGTAAGATCCCTTTCCTGTACTACTACACCTGGAGAAAGCTGATTAGAAACGCCCATTAGTAAAACTCCGTTTGATTAGTGCATCGTTTGTCTAAGAATATTTATAATTTTGAAACGTCACCTATAGTCCCACATGTAAGAACTGTCCCCGTACTCTCCTACAGATGCGGAATTCTCAGCAACCTTCCACACATCTCCCTGAGCATCTTTAAAAACTTCTTCCTCAAATCCGTCGCTCACAAAACCGAATGGAGCCATGTCTTGCTCAATTGCTTCTCTCTGATCTCTATAAATTCTTGCTCTAACATCAGTATCATTAAGCTCTTTAAAGTATTGCTGCATAGCAAGCCAAGCAAAGATAACCATACACATAGCAAGGTCATCGTTACATCCTTCTTCCGCTTGGAATGATTGTCCCTTTTGAATGAATGTAGTTAACTCTGCTATACATTCATAATCTGGAATCAATAATTTACTATCTTCTACTAATACTTTTAAGTTGGAACAACCAACTTGCTTAACAGCAGTAGACATCTTGACTCCCATCTGTGTCTTCTTACCTGAGAATCCTTGTCCTACCTGTTGTCCTGCTCTACCCCGCATTGCACACATGAGTAGATTATCATACTCCAAATCATACTGAATAATATCCGCTACCTGACCACCAACATCATTTACTTCTACTAATATGAATGCACCATTATAATTTCTAGCAACATCTACCAGTATGTTAGGAAATAGAATAGGTTTAACATCATTATTTCTATATCTAGCAACTATCTTATAGGGGATTGTTGTTGTATCAACCACCAGAAATGCAGAATAATCACCAGATACGCCCCTTGCAACGTCAGCAGTGATAACGTAGTTATGCTTTTCCTCGACATTTTCATAAATTGCTAGACCTTTGTTTTCATTAAGTGGATCTTCATATGTCATAGTCCTCAATGCAGTAGGACTAATAAGAGTGTCAACTGATCCTAAGAATTCACACTCAAACTCAACTTTGAATTGCTGCTCTGAAGTGTTTGCAATGGTTTGCTCTTTCCATCTAGCATCTCTACCAGGTACTTGAGACCAATGCACCTCAGTTGGTACATATTCATTCTTCTTTCTTTCAGCATCATGCCAAAGTTTATAAAACATATTCATACCGTGTGGGGTAGAAATGATTATAACTTTAGTTTTCTTACCAGAAGATATAGTAGGATAAACTGAACTAAAGAATTGGTCAGCAATATGATTAGGTACGAATGCAAACTCGTCTAAGAATATAACGTTGAATGACATACCACGAACTGCTGATGCAGAAGTAGATGCTGCCATTATCTTACTACCATTTTCTAATTCCAGACTACCTTTATTCCATTCGTTAATACCCTGTTGCAACCAACGTGGTAAATTTTCATAAGATAATTGGAGACGACCAAGCATTTCCCTAGCCGTTGCAGCTTTGTTTGCAAGAATTGCTACGTTTACATTCTGATTAAACAAGACATACCATAAAAGATATGCTGTAACAATTGTTGACTTACCAGACTG